AGCAGGAGATCGCTGAGTATCGCCAAGCTATCGGAGTGCCGGAGTCACCTACAGCATACGACCTCCAACCAGAGAACCTGCCAGAGGGCATGGGATGGGACGAAGGACTAGCTGAGAACTGGCAGAATGCCTTCCACAAGGCTGGCATATCCCAAGAGCAAGCACAGAAGCTCTCACAGGCATATACCGACATCACTAACAACCAGCTTGAACAGGCTAACCAGACACTCAGCACACAAGCAGAGACTGAGATGGAGATGCAACGTGCCGAGCTACAGAAGCAGTGGGGCGACAAGTATGATACTAATCTACAGAATGCTGTTAACATGGCAGCCACGATGGGCTTCGACCTTGAGAGTCAGCAGGACATGGCGGCTATCCGCAATCCTAAAGTCCTCAACATGATCTTAGCCAAGCATGACTCTCTGAAGGAGGGCAACATGCCGAGGGGTGGACAGCCTAACACGGGAACGGAGTCATTCCGAGACCAAGCCAATGCTCTCTACTCGAAGTATCCCAACATGATGACAGCCCCGCACGATGTGAGGGCTAAGTATCAAGAGCTTCGTAAGCTGTCCTCCATGCAGCCACAATAACTTTCGTCTTAGGACGCTGCCCTTCCTTGTGTTTTCGTGTCGTGTGTTTCGCATGAGGAGGGGCTAAACTCACTTGACAACACGCTGAATATACATCATCCTTGCCACGCAGTTCTTTCTTACTGCTTTCTGTTTGTGTTCATTGCATATGATCCCTCACTGGCTGTAGTGTCCAGTGGGGGATTTTTCTTTCTACGTGTATGCTTGACATATACTGTTAGATGTGGTGTAATGTCCTTGTCCTAAGGATACCTTTCTTTTTTAGCCAGTAGCTCTGGTTAGTTAGTTAGCCCAGAACGACTTGAAATACCAATTCAAGCGACCTGCTCACGCAGACACTCTGGCATGATTTGGTTTAACCAACAACCAACCAACAACAACTAACTAAACTAAAACTATGGCTATTACTAGCACAGTGCCCGAGCATTTCCCTACCCTTTATCAGGATGAGTGGAGACTTGAGGTGCAACAATTATCATCACGTTTGCAGGGACTCGTTCCTGTATACCCAGTAATGGGAGACAGCAGACGTTTCAACAAGCTTGGCAAAATTAACAGCCAAGACATGACAGGACGCTTTCAAGACTCAGCACCCGCTGATGTCGATACTGAGATGCGTCATCTCTATGTAGGGTTCAAGACGGCTGAGAACTTTGTTTCTCGCGTTGACAGCATTCGCCTTGGCGAAATTGACTCACCTCACTCATCCATCATGAAGAGCCACATGGCTGCTGCTGGACGTGACCGTGACCAAGCTATCATCGACATGCTCGGTGGTGACGTATACGAGGGCAAGAATGGCACATCTACTGTGGCATTTGACACCGCGAATTACAGCATCGCTAAGACTTACGATTACGCCGCCGTTGGTGACAACGTAGGACTCACTTACGACAAGATCGTCAACGCTCGCACCCGTCTGGGTCTCAAGAACGTTGCTGGACAGAATGTCGAAGGTGGTTCTCCACTTGGTATGGTCATCACTCATAACGAGATCGAAGACCTCCTCCATGACGACAAGTTCATCAACCGTGACTACCGCGCCAAGCTTGAAGAAGCTCAGAGTGGTAGCATCGTAGATGCGTTTGGCTTCACCATCATCGCAGTTGATCCTGCCCTCATGCCTGTTACGGCTAACACTCGTGCCTGTTACGCGTTCGCTAAGAACTGTGTAGCGTTTGGTTACGCAGAAGACCCACAAACATTTGTGGATACTTTGCCTACCAAGCGTCACGATGTTCAGATTCGTTCTGAGTGGGCATTCGGTGGCACTCGTCTTGATGACGAAGGCGTTATTCAGATCAACGTTCACCGTGCATAATTAACCTCTAACATAGAAATATAATATCATGCCTAATTACAAATCAGACATCTACACAATCCAGTCACAAGCTACTGGAGACAATCGTGCCGATGGTCGCTTACTATCTGGTAAGGTTCGTCAAGCAACTGCTACTGTCACTCTTGACAGTGGACTCTCTGCTACCGAGCTTATCAACCTAGTTGAGCTTCCTAAAGGCGCACTCGTAGACCCATCGCAGTCATTCATTCAGTTGGCAAACCCAGGAACCGCACTAGTTGCAGACGTGGGCGTTCCTTCTGATGCTGATGCTCTAACACCAACTGCCCTAAATCTTTCGAGTGGTGGCAAGGTGTTCTTTGACACAGCAGATGACGCTCCTCTTTACGAGGTTGCCGATGGTGACGAGCTTGTTAGCATCACCGCTAACACAGCAACAACCATCACAGGTGGCACTGCACTCCGTGCAGTCATCACCTTCATTGATCGTTACTAAAAACTAAAATTGGGGTAGCGTGGGCATTGTTCTGCGCTACCCCTCTCTCTTTTCCAAATGACTAAGACCCAGATTGCCAACATCGCACTAGCCAAGTTCCGTGAGGGACGTATCACCAACATTGAATCAACGACTGATCCAGTAGCGGTGGTGATGAATGATCAGTATGATCATGCGCTAGAGCTTTTGTTAGAAGAGCATAGGTGGAACTTCGCTGGTAAGAGAGTCACCCTAACAAAAATCAGTGATGATCCACCATTTGGGTGGGATCACCAGTATGCCCTACCTGCCGACTGCATCCGACTCAAGGATGTCAACGGCGAGAACGTAGAGGCATCATCAAAATCATTCACGCTGGAGGGTAGATACCTTCTAACAAACGATGACACCGTAACGATTACCTACGTTGCCAAGATCATTGACACCAATTTCTTTTCGCCTTCGTTCTCGGAGGCACTTGCGTTTAAGCTATCCAGCCTAACATGCGGCAGACTAACGGGTGACACCGAGTTGGCTATCATGCTGGACAAGCAGTATAACTACGCGCTGTCCAAGGCAATCCACAACGATACCAAGGCAGACGGTAGCCGTGAGCACAACCTCATGCAGAGGATGCTTAATAGCTCTGCCATCTTAGGTGGCAGCAGCCTAACGGGAACTGGATACACCCGCACAGTCTCAAGCACAAGCGGCACAGTAGCAGCACACAAGCACGAGCTAACCGACCTACTAGGAACAGGGGCTACTGACGGACAGACCATCATCTGGAACGATGCAGACCAGATCTGGGAGGCTGGAGACGCAGCATCTGTATCAACTGACGCAATCTTTGACGCTGCTGGAGACCTCGTAGTAGGCACAGGAGCAGACACGGCAGCCAAGCTACCGATCGGAGCTAACGGTCTTGTCCTCAAGTCTAATGGCACTACAGCAGTCTGGGACGCTATTGCTGGCACAGGTGACGTAGTGGGTGACACAAGCTCAGTTGACAACGCCATCACAAGATTTGACGGCACAACAGGCAAGGCTATCCAGAACAGTGGGGCGAGCATTGACGACACTGGCAACCTTACAGCTAATAACTTTACTGGAACGTCCTCTGGAGCTAACACAGGCGACCAAGACCTATCTACCTACCAACTCAAGCCGTCAGAAGGAGCATTTATTGACGGAGACAAGACCAAGCTTGACGGTATCGCCACTGGAGCGGAGCTAAATGATCCTACCACGCTAGTGGACGCTGACATTGGAGTCAACGTCCAAGCTCACTCAGCAGTGCTAGATGCTACCACAGCATCGTTTCTAACAACGGACGAGACTAAGCTTGATGGCATTGAGGCATCAGCAGACGTAACCGATACAATTAATGTCACAGCCGCAGGAGCGTTGATGGACTCAGAGGTGACTAACCTAGCTCAAGTCAAGGCATTTGATACCACAGACTACGCAGCAGCCTCACACACCCACGTAGCAAGCACTGACATCGTAGCAACTGGCACACCGTCAGCTACTACATACCTCAGAGGTGATGACACATGGGCAACAGTTGCATCTGGTGGTGACGTAGCCACTGATGCAATATTTACAACGGCGGGCGACCTAGTTGTAGGCACAGGATCAAGCACATCAGCGAGGCTTGGGATTGGCAGTAACGGACAGGTGCTGAAAGTGACTGGAGGAACAGTTGGTTGGGGGACAGGCAGTGGCGGCTCAGTATCACAGCTCTCAGACCTCTCTGACGTAAATACATCAACTCCAACAAGTGGGTTCGCACTAATCGCTGACGGTGTTGACTTTGAGAGTAGAGCAATTACCGCAGCGGATGTATCTGACTTCGACACCGAGGTTGGCAACAATACAGATGTGGCAGCCAATACGGCAGCAAGCCACGCGGCGGCTACCAAGTCTGGCACTGGCACATACGTCACACTTTCGGCTCAAGACATCGTTGTCGATCCAATCGACCCATCAGACCTCAGCGCAACTGGCACACCATCAGCATCAACCTTCCTGCGCGGCGATAACACATGGGCAGTGCCAGAAGGCACAGGTGGCGGTGGAGAGACAGCAGAGACAAGCATATGGATTGACGCAGGCGCATTGCTTCCAGACGCTAATGCAGAGGCATCCAGCAAGACAGGCACAAACGGCAATGTTGACGTGATGCTGATGGCTAATACTGAGAAGGTATATGCCAAGTGGACACCTCCACCACAGTGGGACGGAGGCACAATAAGCGTTGATCTTTACTGGACTGCCACAGGCGCAACAGCAGGGCATAAAGTCAAGTGGAACGTAGCCGCCCAAGCAGGTGGCAACGATGACGCGTGGGACACGGTATTTCCAACACCAACAGCCACGGCAGATGACGATGTAATCGCCAGCGGCGACATCCACATCATTCCAGCCAGCGCAATTACAGTCGGAGGCACGCCAGCAGATGGCGACTGCGTATTCTTTGAGATTGAGCGCACGGCAAGCGGTGCGACACAGATGAGCCAAGAGGCAGAGCTTTTAGGCGTGCGTGTTAACTACGAAAACAGCCTCATCCAGAACTGGTATGTTACCAAGATGGGAACTGAGGCAGATGACGCATCTGGCACTGGTGAGAAAACAGCGTGGGTTGCACCAGCGGCTGGTAAGATTCACGCAGTGCATAGCGGATGCTCGACAGCCACAGCAGGCGGTGCATTGACAGTTGACGTGCAAAAAGGTGGCACGACTATACTCAGCACGATGGGCATCATCGACAGCACAGAGACAAGCACCAGCACAGGCACGGCACACGTCTTGACAACATCGCCAACCAGCTTTGCGGCAGGTGACAGAATCTCGTTCCTTATCAACACATTCGGAGGCACAGGCGCAAAGGGCTTGCACACCGACCTACTAATTTCTTGGGACTAATGAGCAGCTTTTTATCACATAGGCGGAAAGCGTTCGCTGGAGGAGCAGGTGGCAACGCCGCCGCCTACATTGCCGAGCAGGATGTCGATTCACCCCTGTCGCGGTGGCTGACTCCTGCAAGTGGCACGGCATGGGATGATGACATTGTGGCGACAGGCAACGATGCCACGTCTTATAACACGCCAACACTGGGCGCGGCTGATCCTTGGGGCGGCACTAATGGTGCATTTTTTGAGCGTGATAATCTAGAACACCTTGAAGCACCACACTCTGCCAGCTTGGACATCACTGGCGCGTTGAGCTTGGAATGCTGGGTTCGCGTGTCGAGCTTGTCAACCAGCTTCGCTGGAGTTGTTGCTAAATACTCCATCACTGGAGGAAATTTCCGCTGTTACGGTTTATCCATAAGTGCGGCTGGAAATGCTTACTTTACACTTTCCAGTAATGGGGGTTTTCAAGCTGCAAACTCTCTTACTGGAACATCAACAATGGGGTCTTCTTGGCATCACATCGTGGCAACATACTCGCCAAGTTCTAACCAGTCACTGTATGTGGACGGAGTGTTGGAAGCGGAAAAAACATCCTCGGTAATTAGCTCCATATACTCGACTTCTGCTGCACCGCTTCAGATTGCATCATGGTTTGATGTAACATCGACAATTTATAACTTTGACGGCGAGCTATTCGCTCCAACCATTTACAACACGGCTCTGTCATCGACAAGAGTGGCGGCGCACTACGACGCCGCAGGGATCTAATATAACATAAACGACGAGCGCACCATCTACATGCAACACCAACTCTAATGGACTCAGCACACATAAAATTTAACAACAACTAAAACCAATGGCAATTACATACCCAATTAACGACAGCGACAAGTTCACTGTTTATAACACGGAAACCAGCGCACCACTCAATGACGGCAGGGGTAAACCCATGCGCGGAGTTGCTTGGGGTAGCGTTGACAAATCACAAATGATCAGCGGTCTTGCTGACAATATCAAATGGCTGATTGACGTAAAAGAGGCAAAGCCAACTTACGACTCAGCAACTCAGAAGATCACGAAGAATGATACGGCTTATGACGTTGTCAACGAGAGCGCGACAGACTCTTGGACGGTAACCGCTCTCACTCAAGCCGAGATTGACGACCGTATCCCTGCTCACTACGAGACTAGCACAGGCATCAAGATGGCGACCGACCTGCAAAGCCAAGCAGCGTTCAGCAACATGATGACTCTGCTCAATGAGGCTGGCATGGCAGACACTGAGATGGTGATGATCAAGGACTGCTTCGGCACAAGCCACGGCATGACACTCGCTGAATTCCGCACACAGGCAGTTGCCTTCGGACTCCACTGCTATAGTCAATTCCACTCAAGCTAAATGATAATCAACCCATATCGCTTCGCCGCCGCATCACTCAACGATGGACTTGTATCATTCTGGCCGTTAAATGAGAACACGACAGGCACACGCACGGACTACGTTGACGGCAACGACCTGACATCAGTCAATACAGTTGTTAGTTCTATTGTCGCACCGATTGTTTATAGTCGGAGCGCATTGTTCGCTGCTGCCAACAGCGAGGAGTTAACGATCACTGACGCGAGCCAGACAGGATTAAATCCTTCTGGGTCGTTCACTGCATCATGCTGGGTGCGGGCTGGTACTATTGCCACCGCCACATCAACGGGGTTTTTAACGAAGTATTTGACGACAGGCAATCAACGAGGATATGCGATATTTTACAACACAGGCTTCGCACCAGCACGCCTTTCGTTTACTGTTTCTAGTGACGGCACATTTGCCAACTCAACTACGGTGTATGAGGAATTTGCATTGGTTGTAAACACGTGGTATCACCTAGCAGTTGTTTATGATGACGGGGCAAGCACGATTGAGCTGTTCCGTGACGGTTCATCCGTAACCAGCGGATCGCACTCTGGCGGGATACACGCCAGCACAGATGATTTCAGATTAGGAAATGCAACATTCGGAGAATACTTTGATGGTCGCATGGAGGCGGTTGGATTTTGGAGCAGGGCATTGGACTCATCTGAGATCACGCAACTGGCTGACGAAACCGAACCATTTTACGATGACGTTATAGCATAATGAACGACGAACGCACCATCTACATGCAACACCAACTCTAATGGACTCAGCATACATAAAATTCAACGGCGGCATCTGGAGCGAGCAGCTTAAGGGACGCTACGACCTAGGCAACTACAAGTCTGCTGCACGGACATGTGAGAACTTCATCCCTACCCGCTACGGACAGGTGGAGAAGCGTGCTGGCACGAAGCACATAGGGTTCGCCAAGAACAACGACAAGAAGTGTGTGCTAGTTCCGTTCCAGTTCTCAGTGAACACCAAGTTCATCTTGGAGATGGGCGACCTGTATATCCGCTTCTGGAGTAACGACCTGCAAGTGGAGTCAGCACCAGCAACTCCGTTAGAGGTTGTCACACCCTACCTTGAGGCAGATCTATACGAGATCCAGACACGGGCGGTTAACGATGTCGTCTACATCACACACCCTAACCATCCTGTCGGCAAGCTGACGCGCTTGGCTGATGACAACTGGACGTATGCCGTAGCTGATCTCGACCTTCCGTTCGTAGATCCAGACGTTAACTCGACCGTGGTGACGCTAACGCCAGACGCTCTGACGGGGAGCATTGGAATTGCCGCTAGTGCAGATGCGTTTGACGCAGACCATGTTGGTAGCGAGCTAAGACTCAAGTATCTAACGGAGGGGTCGTCATCTACATTCCATGATGACTACGTCATCGCTACAAACACATATTACTCTGAGCTTGTTGCTGCCGATAACGCTGTTTCATTTAATAAAACAAACACCTACGAGACGACATCTGACAATGGATATCATTGGCGAGTGCATCGTAGTGTCGCTTTAAATAATCAAATATTATATTATACGTGCATCAAAGACTACACCCCTGCTACATGGGTAACGGCTACATCATATGTGCTTGATGATGTGGTGATTAACGCTACCTTGGCTTACTACTGCACGACTGCACACACAAGTAGTGTGCTGTTTGCTGATGATTCATCAAACTGGTCACAGGTAATTCAACCAGCAGATGCTCCTAACCACTTCAGTGCTGGTGCGGAGGCACTATTTCCGCAGGATGTATCTGGTGGGTGGAGTATAAAAACAACAGGCAACTGGCGTGGAGACTGGGCGATACAGCGCAGTGTAGATGGAGGTGTAAACTGGTCAACGATAAGAACACTCTCCAGTCGTGATGATGCCAACTACCTTGTCGAAGAAGATGAGAATGGCGAAACTCACCAAATTAGAGTTCTTGCTATTACATCTTACTGGAATGTCAGAGAACGTGAGTCCGTTACTTTTACTATCTTGTCTGCACCAGCATACGGTGTGGCAACCGTCACCACAGTGACGGACGCACAGAACGTGGTGGCTACGGTTACTACAGACATGCCAAGCACAAGCGCATCTGTCTCATGGCAGGAGAGCGCATTCTCATCCTACCAAGGATACCCACGGACGATTGCATTGTTTGATAACAGGCTACTATTTGCTGGGACTAAGAAAAAGCCACAGGCGTTCTTTTACTCCGAGATCAACATCTACGACAACTTTCTAGCATCAACCACACTGGCAGACGCTCCGTTCTTTGTGGAGACACTCTCAGACGATCAGTCAGCAGTCCAGTGGATCACAGCACAGCGAGAGCTATTTGTTGGCACTGCCTCCGTTGAGGGAGTCCTAATCACACGCAAGCAGGACGAGGCACAGTCACCAGAAAACCTACCCATCGTTCGCTGGAACGAGTCAATGGGATCGGCACATAGACCAGCACTGCCATTACGTGACAGTCTATTGATTCTACAGCGTGGACGCACAACGCTTAACATGCTCGCATACTCTATCGACAAGGATGGATACACAGGCGAGGAGGTTAGCCTCCTATGTCCACACCTTTTCTCAAGTGGCGTGCTTCAGATGGCACACCTGCGAGAGCCATATACTGGCGTGTTTACAGTTCAAGAGGATGGCACGATTTGCCACATGGTCTACGAGCCAAAGCTACAAGTTACGGGATGGTGTAAATACACCACACAGGACGGTGCGTTCGAGTCTGTTCAGACATTACCATCCAGTGAAAACGAAAGCACGGACGAGGACGAGGTCTGGTGCGTAGTCAAGCGAACCATCAATGGTGTTACCCGCAGACACATCGAACACTTTACGGTCGGCAACAGGAACAAGCAGGAAGCTAACGATGCTGACAATGTCTGGTATGTTGACGCTGGGCTGAAGTTCACGGGGACTAACCTCCTTACAATCACAGGCTTAGACCACCTAGAGGGTGAGACAGTCTGTGTTCTAGCTGACGGCATCAAGGGTAGCTACGTAGTATCATCTGGTAGTATCACTCTAGCCGTAGCAGCAGACACAGTAATTGTGGGTCTGCCTGTCACATCCACGTTTGAGCCATTCGATCTTGAGACAGCCGATAGTGCTGGCAGGAGGAAGCAGCTATACCAATCTAAGTTAATGGTCTGGAAGTCACTAGGAGGCTCGCTAGCTGTTGACGGCAAGGATTACCAAGACCTCATCTACCACGTAGCAGGAGAGACAATGGACGAGTCCATTCCCCTCAAGGATGGATACATGGAAGTGTTCCACGAATCTGCACACAGTAGACAGAAATACTGGCGCATCCAACACGATGAACCACATCCTTTTACCTTGCAAGCTGTAGTTCAAACCTTTACTGTTAGTAAACACTGATGACCACGACAATATTCACAGATTCTGATCACAAGATGATCTCTAGCTGGTGGTTAGAGACAGGATGTCCTGTCCCTCACCTGTCACAACTCCAGACACTTGGAGTGATTGGATACGCAGACGATGAGCCAGCATGTGCTGTATGGGCGTATAAGAGCGAGGGAGTGGCAGTAGCCTTCCTAGAGCATCTCATTACCAATCCTGCCATCAAGTCACCTATGGCTAAGATGAGGGCAGTGGTGGCTATGATGGAGCGCATCCTCAAGGATCTATCAGATGACGGATACCAGATTATCAGAGGCACTACGTGGTCTCTAACTCTGGCTAAGATTTGCAAGAAGCGGTGGGGATTTGAAATCATCGATGAAGAGAGTGTAAACATGAGCCTAATGCTATGAACGACATCACATTAAATACACCATCCAAGGACGAGTTGTTAGATGAGCTTGAGGTAGCTATGGCTAAGATGCCAATGGTTGATCTGAAGGTCGTTGATCGATTCACTGAGGGAATGTATATCCGCGAGCTTCATGTCCCAGCAGGGACGATGGTTACGACCATGACTCACAAGAAGCAGCATCCGTTCGTAGTTTCACAGGGCAAGATTATGGTTACCTCCGACAATGAGGGCAGTATAATTCTTGAAGCACCACACACAGGCATAACAGAACCTAACACAAGGAGGGCGGCAAAGGCACTAACAGATACTATCTGGACTACATTTCACGTTACAAACGAGACAGATGTTGATAAGATAGCTGAAGAAATTCTTGAGCCGAAGGATATGTCTCACATCAGCGCAGCCGCAGGGAAAGAGATCCCGTGTGCATATACTAAATCACTAACAGAATAAGATCATGGCTTGGGTAACAATAGCAGTAGTAACATCAATAACCTCCACAGTAGCTGGAGCAGCGATGAGTATTCAAGGGCAGCGTCAAGCAGCGAAGTCGGCAGCTTTGGCTGCCGAGCAGTCTGCTGAGTGGAACGCTGACCAGCAGCGCAAACAGGCAGCCTACGATGAGAGCGTTGCTCAGAAGAACATGCGCCGTGAGCGTGAGAACAACAAGCGAGAGCTTGCCAGACGCAGGGCTAGTTCTGCCAGAGGCGGACTGATGGAGACTGGAGCGGTATCAGACAACCTCATAGAAGCCTCTGAGCGTCACCAGACCGAGATTGACGATATATGGGATAAGGCAGCCACACAAGCCAACACAAGACGCGCACAGGCAAATATGAGCATCTGGGAAGGACAGACCACAGCATCAGCAGCCAAGGCAGCAGCCAAGAACGCTATGTGGGGAACTGCCATAGGAGCTGCTGGCGACATCGCCAGTATTGGAATGAAGTTTGGAGGTGGAGCTAAAGCACCAACACCAAACCCCAATCAAGGCGCACCACTGAAGGCATTACCTCCAACCAATTACTAACATGAGACAGCAAGACTACCGCATGGTTCAAGGAGTGAACCAGATCGTGAACATGAATCCTAACATTGCTGCTAGTAGTGGTAATGCGATGGCGAGACTTGGGCAGCAACTGAGCCAGACTGGGCAGGATATCTCTGGGATCATGGAGGCTACTGTTAGAGCAGACGAGGAGACTAAGCTCATGCGTATGCAACAGAAGTGGAAGGAGGCGCACAACAAACAGATAATGTTCCAATCCGACAACCCTAACGATCCCCTAGCTTGGCAAGAGCATAGGGCTAAGATGCTGCCTAATATACAGGCATACAATAATGAGCAGAAGTTTCACACCAAGGAGGGGCGTGTTAGATCACAGTTGGCTTACGAAAACTGGCTGAGTAACACATCAATGGATGTGGACAGACAATCTCAAAAGCAGATATTTATCAACAGGGAGAAGATGACTATTGTAGGACTACAGGAGCAGTATGCTGCTGAGAACCCTCTTGGCATACAGAAGATGGTTGAGGAGGCAGATAGCTATATGTCGCCAGAGTTGAAGGCTGGCTGGCTGAAGAAGGCTGATGAACTGTCGGAGCAGATGATCTTTGACGACTCCGTTGACATGGTTGATGCAGACCCCAAGGGATCAATACAGCAGATTAATGATGGTGAGGGACACTTTGCCCACTACAAGAAAGACAGGGACTCAAGAGAGAAGCTGTTAGCTATTGCCAGATCGAAGATGGGGCTTGCTGCTAGGGAGCAGGGTGATGCTCTGGACGCGAAGATATATTCATCTCCTAAATTCACCACAGAAGATTTAAAGAAGATGGAGGAGAACGGAGAACTCGACCAGTGGACAGAAGGTAATTTGGCTAAGTTACGTTCTGGCGTTGAGAGGGACGAGGCGGGTAACAAGCCTATAACAGACAAGGAGCTTGTAGATGCTTACAACATGATCGGCAAACTTGAGAAACGCAGGTCAAGCATGAGCGAGGAGGACTACATCATTGAATATAATAATGTTAGCGCGTCAGTTATGAGTGTCAACGGCATCAAGGATGTTGGCTGGCTGAAAACCTACCTAGACAAAGCCAACCCACTCAGTAAGGGTGAGGCTGGCAACGCTATGGACAAAGCCAAGACTAGAGGCAAGACGGAGGCTACCAAGTCTCTTGTCGCCCAGTATAACATGGGTATGTTCCTTGAGAGCTACGTGGTTGGTGAGGAATTTACAGATAAGGAGCAGATGGGTGATGAAGAACTCGCTGTTCAAGATCAAGCCAGCAAGGCAATGCGTGACGTTCAGAATGATCTCCACGACTTAATAGATAACTACGATGGTGACCCAGAGAAGATGACTGAATATGTTCGCACTCAGATGGGTAGACTCATGGGCAGCGAGAGAACCAAGAAGGCTAACGAGCGTGTCAACAAGCAGTATGAGAAAGCCAAGCAGATCAAGAGCAAGAACATGTATCGGACATCTGGTGGGACATTAGGATCTAACCAGATAGATAATTCGACAAGCAAGGTTTCTAACAAAGCCAACTTCGGTGGCTCATCTGGGTGGTCTGGAGGGAAAACCAAGCAGGAGGTGGAGCGGAACTTAGTAGAGATTAAGTCTCCGTCTGGCGCACCGTTCAAAGTCAATAAGACCGTAGCTGGAAACTTTGAGAGTTTCTTGCAGGAACTTGAGGACGTTGTGGGTTATCCAATTAATGCAAAATCAAGCGGCGGCTATAACTGGCGCAACAAGCGAGGTAAGAGCAGCTTGTCGCAGCATTCATATGGTAATGCTATTGACATCAACTGGGATGAGAACAAAGCATTCTGGGGTGGAGAGGACGCTATAAGCAAGATCCCTAACATTGGTGAAATAGCAGCAAGACACGGACTCGTTTGGGGTGGCTCATGGAAGAACAAGGACACCATGCAGTTTGAGTATCACCCATCTACAGGAGTTCCAGCAAGAGGAATTTAACTTAATAACATGGCAAACGAACTAGACCAAATGGGTGGCGTTGAGGAGATCCTCGACATCAACAAAAGGAAGCAGCAGTATCTTGATGATCTGGAGCTAAAGAAGCAGAACGCACAGAGCGACTTTGACTCTTATGTTAGAGACACATCTGGCGAGCCACTCGACATGAGTCGTGTTGAGCAATACAAAAGCCAAGTAGAGCCTTGGAGGTTTGAGCAGTCCCTCTATGGGATGCAGGAGGAACACTTCAACGCAAGAACCCCAGAGGCTGCTAATGCTAACATGAGGTTCACACCTGTGTTGGACAAGTATCTGTTAGATAACCCAGAGGCTTTTGTCAACCTAGATGCTAAACAGAACAGGGATGCCAACCTAGCGTGGGCTGACAGAGAAGAATCCCACCACTATCCAGTATTCAGTGGAGACAAGCGTGGTGAGTTTAAAGATTTAAATGATGACGACTACCAAGTCTATGCTGTAGCTGGCTACATATCAGAGTCAAGCGACCTTGGCTTTAACGATGTGGTAGACAACATTGATGTGTTCGCGTCCAAGTATGCGGCAGAGAACAATCTAACAAGTCCAGAAGTGTCTGCCGTGTTCAGCCACATTAAGGGCAACCTAACAGAGCGCAAGACTGCTAGAGACACCGACAAAGCCAACTGGCAGAGTGGTGTTAGCTCCGTTCTCAAGGGACTCAGTGCTAACGAGGCACTAGCCAACTCAGTAGACGACAAGGGTGGCAAGGTAACTACCGCTGCCAGATCCTCATTCATGAACGAGTTCGGCACTGAGCTACCGAAGGCTAGGGAATTTTTCGATAAGTTCGCTGCTGGTGGAGACAAGAGCGAGCGGTTTATCAAGAACTTGGAGGAGAGGGATTTCATCGGAATGATCACCGACCCTCTGAAGACACCCAAGCAGATGAAGGATGCTGTCACTGAGCTTGTGCTTATGCCGCAGGAGCAGAGAAGGAAGACGCTCGCTCTCATGTGGATGATGGCTGAAGACGAAGCTGGAGAGCTTGAGGATGGCGTAGTTGGCAAGTTGGGCGAGTCATTCATGCGCGGTCTAGACTCATATGTTAGAAATATTGACGATGCCGTTGATACCTCGGTCGAGGGGCTAACCAGAGATGCTAACCTTACTAGAGCAAAGCGTGAGATGCACCAAGATCTGAGAGACATCCGTGAGGTTGTGGCTGAGATCAAGGGCAGTAACAAGGTGGCTCAAGGTGTCTACGACTCAGTTAGGTCGTTACCATACATGATGTCAGCAGCCATCCCATATGGTGGTCTCGTATTGAACGCTGCCAGCATGGCAACAGATAACGACATCAAGCTACGCAGACTATACCCAGAGATGGACGAGGCTGACAGGTGGAATATTTCAATGGCTGCTGGAACTGTCCAGAGTGGCATTGAGCGTCTATCATTCAGAACATGGATGAAGGGCTTTCCTTCAGCATCAAAGTTTCTGGCTGGTAAAGGCATAGCTGGCAAGGTGGGCGTGTTCGGTGTCCGTGCTGCTGGCATTATTGCTACAGAAAATTTAGAGGAGTCACTCCAGTCTGGCACACTTCCAGTGATGCAGAAGATATGGGGTGCGTTTGCTGATGATATTCCAGAGGTTACAGAAGCTGACTGGGAGGAGAGCCTGTTCATTTATGATGAGAAGACCTTCTTCGCAACGCTTCCACTTGCGCTCATGGGTGCTGGTGGCAGGACTGCCTTAGATGCCATCGGAGCTAGTCAAGCTAACGAGATGCTCTCAGACGTAGACAGGGTGATGCTACACGGATTCAGTGAGCAGGAGGCTCAAGCCATTGCTGGCGAGTCTGACTCCATGAAGAAGTGGCTGATGTTCAAGGAGGGATCGGATGCTAAGACTAAGGAGGAGCGCAAGGAAATGTCTGAGAAGGCTGTCGAGGATGGCGCACTTGATCGTGTGTTAGAGAAGGATGAGGCACAAGCGTTTGAGGCATACGAGCGTGACATCAATGAGAACGGCACTGAGGAGGACAAGGTAAAGCTTGAGGTCCAGACAATGTCTAGGGACTACAGCAAGAAGTATGACGCGCAGATTGAGCAGGAGGGCGAGCAGTTCAAGGTGGTGTTCCCAGAAGGGAAGCCGACACAGACGTTCGACACAAAGGAGGAGGCGGACAGTGCCGTCCAAGCTCACCACGTTGAGGTTAACGAGAGCTACCTAGAGGCACTATCGTCAGCGTCTGCCAACGTGCAAGCGATGGCGTTACAGAAGAATGTTTTAGAGAAGAAGCAAGAGGGAGCGGAGGTTGAGATCGGTGTTCCCATCGTGGGCTTGAAGGAGTTTGCTGAGAAGTCGGAGGCTAACATGAAGCAAGCACTTGAGAGGATCGAACATGAGCTACTCAAGACTGGCGAGATCAGACCAGCAACCACAGCAGACTTAGAGAAGTGGCACACCAGAGGACAGGTTAAGCTCAAAAAAGATGCCAGAGGGTATGTGGCTAGACTAACAGAAGGTGCTAACATCGCTGACTTGGTTGAGGAGGGTAGCGAGGGGTTCATGCGTGACCTTATTGATAACGGCATGATTGAGGAGAAGTGGGTTAAGGAGCAGATATTCCGCTACCAAGAGGAGACTGGCAACAGGCTCACCACATCCGAGAGTGCCGATCAGATGACATACCAGCAGATGGTGGAGGCGTTCTCCGACCTTGCTGTATCTAACTTTTATAATGCACACCAGCAGGACAAGACAGGTAAGCTGGGTGCTATCATCAACGCGCTGCGTATCTTCTTCGCCAAGGTGGCTAAGATAGCTGAAGACCTCATGGTTCTCCAGAAGGAGGGCAAGATCGATGCAGACTTTCAGACCCTGTTAGACAACTCTGTTGGACTTAACATGGACGACCAGATTGATAGGCAGACTAAGGAGGCACAGAAGGAGATACTTGGTGATATTGATGGGGTGTCGTTGTCAGTTACCCCAGAGATGACACCAGAGGAAAAACAAGTAGGTGAGGGTGCTGATACAGAAGCTGGCACTCCTGCACCAGACTCCCCAGCAGAGACCATTAAGCCAGACGACAGTAAGCCAGAGATCGACTGGAGCGACCCCTCTTACAGTATATCGCCCAAGAATTTGCCAGAAGCATTTCCTTTAATGACTGAGGATCTTGCCAACCAAATACTTTCTGAGACAGATACTACGTCAGCAATCCACATCGACAGGATGCGCGTAGGTGAATTTGAAGGCATCTCATTACAGGGTGGAATGTTCTACCCATCTATCGTTGAGAACCTTAAGGCGAGGATTGTTTGGGCATTTAACTCAGTAGGTGTCGCACGGACAGTGGTAGACAGAGCCGCCCTGCACGGGGGCTACGTTAAGCTTGTCTTAATGACTGAGGGCAACGTGGTAGGAAACAAGACGTTCGCCACTATCTGGCTGAACAGGATGGACAATATCCTCAACACTGAGGAGAAGAAGGCGGAGTTCATGGACGAGTTTCACAAGGTGCGTAAGGCGGCAATTAAGTCAACAGTCAGCAAGCAACGCAGGGCTGAAAAACTCAAAGCTGAAAAGGATATCGCGGCTGGTAAGCAGCCAGCAGAGCCAGTAGACGAAATGAAAATAGCAACTTATCACAGAGGTGGCGAGAGTGTGACCAGCTACGATCAAGTTCGCAAGTTTATACTGGACATGGGGCAGTCAGACAGGGGGTCTTACTACCTTACAAGGGGCACACAGGGCAAAGCCACTAGCACCAGAGCTAAAGGGGAGACCATATACGGCAAACTTTTAGGCGCACAGTTGTCAACAAAGCGTGGATATCCAGATGCTAAAGAGATTGTGGAGGCTATTGAAGAACCTGCTTTCAAGGGCATGAAGAAGGGTGACGTTGTAGGACTCATTAAACTTGATGCAATAGAAAAAGGCTCTCCTATCCAGACGGCACAGGAGGCTGGTGTCACTGAACACCTTAGTTACGGCTATGTCGTAAAGGGCGAGCCAGTGGCGAAGATGAAGAACATCCATAACATTGAGGAGATGTATCCATCTATAGCTGGTCAGATGATGAGCCAGCAGAACAAGTCATACGATGCCAAGGAGCATATCACATTCTCCATCGGTCGCACAGAGATCACACCTACTGCCAACACGCAGGTGTTCCCAACTGCAGATGGCGTAGTGGTAGGCGAGGCAAGCTTCTCTATCGGAGCATGGCACGGCACACCACACAAGGTGGACGAGTT